ATGGAACGGCTGAAGATGCTCGATTCCCTGCAGGCAACACAGCTTCAGTCGGCCATAGTGAAGGCGATGTATGCAGCGACGATTGAAAGTGAACTTGATACCGAAAAGGCCTTTGAATATATCGCCGGTGCGCCGCAGGGGCAGAAGGATAATCCGCTTATTAATATTCTGGAGAAGTTCTCCACCTGGTATGACACGAATAGCGTGACGCTGGGCGGTGTCAAAATTCCGCACCTTTTCCCCGGTGATGATCTGAAACTTCAGACCGCGCAGGATTCAGACAATGGATTTTCGGCGCTTGAACAGGCGCTGCTGCGGTATATCGCCGCCGGTCTTGGCGTTTCCTACGAACAGTTGTCCCGTGATTACTCGAAGGTCAGTTATTCAAGTGCCCGCGCATCCGCAAATGAGTCGTGGCGCTATTTTATGGGGCGGCGAAAATTTATTGCGTCCCGGCTGGCCACGCAGATGTTTTCCTGCTGGCTGGAAGAGGCACTTCTTCGGGGGATTATTCGTCCGCCACGGGCGCGTTTTGATTTTTATCAGGCGCGATCAGCCTGGTCACGGGCTGAGTGGATTGGAGCCGGAAGAATGGCCATTGACGGGCTCAAGGAGGTTCAGGAATCAGTGATGCGCATTGAGGCCGGACTGAGCACGTATGAGAAAGAGCTGGCGCTGATGGGCGAGGATTATCAGGACATTTTCCGCCAGCAGGTCAGGGAATCTGCAGAGCGGGAAAAAGCCGGACTCTCACGTCCGGTGTGGATAGCGCAGGCGTATCAGCAGCAGATAGCGGAGAGTCGCAGGCCGGAAGAGGAGACAACACCACGTGAGACGTAATCTTTCACACATTATTGCCGCAGCATTCAATGAACCGCTGCTTCTGGAGCCCGCCTATGCGCGGGTTTTCTTTTGCGCGCTCGGGCGCGAGATGGGGGCAGCAAGTCTTTCGGTACCGCAACAGCAGGTACAGCTTGATGCACCCGGGATGCTGGCTGAAACGGACGAGTACATGGCCGGAGGTAAACGACCGGCCCGTGTTTACCGGGTGGTGAACGGTATTGCGGTACTGCCGGTGACCGGCACGCTGGTGCACCGGCTGGGGGGGATGCGGCCATTTTCCGGAATGACTGGCTATGACGGCATTGTCGCCTGTCTTCAGCAGGCAATGGCAGATAGCCAGGTGCGGGGCATACTGCTGGACATTGACAGTCCGGGCGGGCAGGCCGCCGGCGCGTTTGACTGCGCTGACATGATTTACCGCCTCCGGCAGCAGAAGCCGGTCTGGGCACTGTGTAATGACACGGCCTGTTCTGCAGCCATGCTGCTGGCGTCGGCCTGCTCCCGACGGCTGGTTACCCAGACATCCCGTATCGGCTCCATTGGCGTGATGATGAGCCATGTCAGCTATGCCGGTCATCTGGCGCAGGCCGGTGTGGATATCACGCTGATTTACTCAGGAGCGCACAAGGTGGATGGCAATCAGTTTGAAGCGTTGCCGGCAGAGGTTCGCCAGGACATGCAGCAGCGGATTGATGCGGCGCGCCGGATGTTTGCCGAAAAAGTGGCGATGTATACCGGTCTGTCTGTTGATGCGGTCACGGGAACAGAGGCTGCCGTTTTTGAAGGTCAGTCCGGCATTGAGGCCGGGCTGGCGGATGAATTAATCAATGCGTCGGATGCCATCAGTGTGATGGCCACGGCGCTGAACAGTAATGTCAGAGGAGGCACTATGCCGCAATTAACTGCAACGGAAGCCGCCGTGCAGGAGAACCAGCGAGTGATGGGGATCCTGACATGCCAGGAAGCGAAAGGACGTGAACAGCTTGCCACGATGCTGGCAGGGCAACAGGGCATGAGCGTTGAACAGGCCCGGGCGATTCTGGCCGCGGCGGCACCGCAGCAGCCGGTGGCATCCGCACAGAGTGAAGCCGATCGCATTATGGCGTGTGAAGAAGCGAACGGTCGTGAACAACTGGCGGCAACGCTGGCGGCGATGCCGGAGATGACGGTGGAAAAAGCCCGCCCGATCCTGGCTGCTTCACCGCAGGCGAATGCCGGACCATCACTCCGTGATCAGATCATGGCACTGGATGAGGCAAAAGGGGCTGAGGCGCAGGCTGAACAGCTGGCTGCCTGCCCGGGAATGACTGTGGAGAGCGCCCGGGCTGTGCTGGCTGCGGGATCAGGTAAGGCAGAACCGGTCTCTGCATCCACAACCGCCCTGTTTGAACATTTCATGGCGAACCATTCACCGGCTGCGGTCCAGGGGGGCGTGTCACAGGCGTCAGAAGACGGTGATGCGGACGTGAAAATGCTCATGGCCATGCCATGAAGTCAGTGCTGAACATCAATACGAGGTTTTAACAATATGGTGACGAAAACCATCACTGAACAGCGTGCGGAAGTACGTATTTTTGCTGGTAATGATCCGGCTCATACCGCCACAGGCAGCAGCGGGATTTCCTCGGCAACACCGGCACTGACACCCCTGATGCTGGATGGGGCCACCGGGAAACTGGTTGTCTGGGATGGACAGAAAGCCGGTAGTGCGGTTGGCATACTGGTACTGCCGCTTGAAGGCACAGAGACGGTGCTGACCTATTACAAGTCGGGGACCTTTGCGACGGAGGCAATCCGCTGGCCTGAAAGTGTGGATGAACACAAAAAGGCCAACGCCTTTACCGGCAGTGCCCTGAGTCACGCGGCGCTGCCGTAACACGTTATCAGGCCACCGCGTTGGCCTGACTGATTTCTTAATGAAAGGAACTGATTTATGGGATTGTTTACGACCCGCCAGTTACTCGGTTATACCGAACAAAAAGTTAAATTCCGTGCGCTGTTTCTGGAGCTGTTTTTCCGCCGTACGGTGAATTTCCACACCGAAGAGGTGATGCTGGACAAAATTACCGGAAAAACGCCGGTGGCGGCCTATGTCTCCCCGATCGTTGAAGGAAAAGTGCTTCGCCATCGCGGTGGTGAAACCCGCGTGTTACGTCCGGGCTACGTCAAGCCCAAACACGAATTTAATTACCAGCAGGCGGTTGAGCGCCTTCCTGGTGAAGATCCGGCTCAGCTGAACGACCCGGCCTACCGTCGTCTGCGTATCATTACCGATAACCTCAAACAGGAAGAGCACGCCATTGTCCAGGTGGAAGAAATGCAGGCGGTGAATGCCGTGCTGTATGGCAAATACACCATGGAAGGGGATCAGTTTGATACTGTCGAGGTGGATTTCGGGCGCTCTGAAGGAAATAACATTGAGCAGGCTGACGGTAAAAAATGGTCTGAGCAGGACCGTGATACGTTTGATCCGACGCATGATATTGACCTCTACTGCGATCAGGCCAGCGGCCTTGTGAATATCGCCATTATGGACGGTACGGTCTGGCGTCTGCTGAATGGCTTTAAGCTGTTCCGCGAAAAACTGGATACCCGTCGCGGCTCAAATTCACAACTCGAAACGGCAGTGAAAGACCTGGGGGCGGTGGTGTCCTTCAAGGGGTATTACGGCGATCTGGCCATTGTGGTGGCGAAAACGTCTTATGTGGCAGAAGACGGTACCGAAAAACGTTATCTGCCGGAGGGCACACTGGTCCTGGGGAATACGGCAGCAGAGGGCATTCGTTGCTATGGTGCCATTCAGGATGCGCAGGCGTTGTCCGAAGGTGTGGTGGCCTCTTCCCGTTACCCGAAACACTGGCTGACCGTGGGCGATCCGTCCTGTGAATTCACCATGACGCAGTCCGCACCGCTGATGGTGCTGCCGGATCCGGATGAGTTTGTGGTGGTACAGGTGAAATAATCCGTGAGCGGGGGCGAAATGCCCCCGTGTCTTTTTTCACAGGAGGCTGAGATGGCAACAAAAGAAGAAAATCTGAATCGTCTTCGTCAACTGGCTGGCCTGCTGGGGCGCGAGGCGGATATGTCGGGGAGTGCTGCGGATATTGCTCAACGTGTGTCTGAGTGGGAAGAGGAGCTTGCTGTTTCCCCGGAGGGCATTATGCACTCTGATGAGAGCGGGGCTGATCAAAATCACACAGACGATGGTGAGCAGTTGAACAACACGGATGCTCCGGATGATGTTAAAGCCGTCCGGGTACGGAAGTGCCTGCAAGTAATGGGGTATTGCCCGGAGACAGGTCGTCCCGTTGAGCTGGCGTTACGGGGTATGCGTGTTCTGGTGCCATCATCACTGGCAACGGCCATGATACAGCACGGAACGGCTGAGCATGCGTGATTTTCAGAATGCCTTTGATGCTGCCCTCGCCGGGGTGGACAGTACGATCGTTGAAGTGATGGGGATCCGTGCGCAGTTCACCTCCGGAGCACAACGTGGCGGCGAAGTTCAGGGGGTTTTTGACGATCCGGAGTCGCTGGGTTTTGCCGGTGGCGGGGTCCGTATTGAAGGAAGCAGCCCGTCATTATTTGTGCGGACGGATACGGTGCGTGCCGTGCGGCGTGGTGACACGCTGACCATTAACGGCGAGATGTTCTGGGTGGATCGTGTTTCTCCGGATGACGGGGGAAGCTGTTATCTCTGGCTCAACCGTGGGCAACCACCCGCTGTTAACCGGCGACGATAAACGCAGGGTGAAATTATGGCGATAAAAGGGCTTGATCAGGCGATTGATAATCTGAGCCGGGTTCGTAAAAACGCCATTCCGGCGGCTTCAGCAATGACGATTAACCGCGTGGCCACAACGGCGATTAATCAGTCTTCATCACAGGTTGCCCGGGAGACAAAGGTACGCCGGAAACTGGTTAAGGAACGGTCCAGACTGAAACGGGCCACGGTCAGAAATCCGAATGCAAAAATTATCGTTAACCGCGGTGATCTCCCTGTGATTAAGCTGGGGATCAGAATGCTGGGGCGTCGTCCGGACAGCATACTCAAAGCCGGTCAGCATCGTTATCAGCGGGCATTTATCCAGCGATTAAATAATGGGCGCTGGCATGTTATGCAACGTCTTCCTCAGGCCAGATATGAGGAGGGCAATGACGACAAGGGAAGGAAAAAGCGTAATCGCCTTCCCATTCAGGTGGTGAAAATCCCGATGGCGGCCCCACTGAAACAGGCATTTGATGAGAATGTTGACCGTATCCGGCGTGAACGCCTGCCTAAAGAACTGGCATACGCGCTGAAACAACAACTGAGGATTGCGATAAAACGATGAAACACACTGACATTCGTGCCGCAGTGCTGGATGCACTCGAGCAGCATGAACACGGGGCGACGCTGTTTGATGGTCGCCCCGTTGTTTTTGACGAAGAGGATTTTCCTGCGATCGCGGTTTATCTGACGGATGCAGAGTATACCGGTGAAGAGCTGGATGCAGATACCTGGCGGGCCACGCTGCATATTGAGGTGTTTTTACCGGCACAGGTACCGGATTCAGAGCTCGATCAGTGGATGGAAAGCCGGATTTACCCGGCGATGACCGCGATCCCGGCACTGGCAGGACTGATTACCACGATGGTTACGCAGGGCTATGAGTATCGTCGTGATGACGATATGGCGTTATGGAGTTCTGCAGATCTGACTTATTCCATTACATACGAGATGTGAGGACGATATGGCAACACCAAATCCCCTTGAGCCGGTAAAAGGTGCCGGTACCACTCTGTGGGTTTACAACGGCAAGGCTGATGCTTACGCAAACCCGTTGTCAGACGATGGCTGGCAGCGACTGGCTAAGGTGAAGGATCTGACGCCGGGCGAGATGACGGCTGAACCCTACGATGATAACTACCTGGATGATGAAGACGCGGACTGGACCGCGACCGGGCAGGGACAGAAATCTGCAGGTGATACCAGTTTTACGCTGGCCTGGAAACCGGGAGAGGAAGGCCAGAAAGGGCTTATAGGCTGGTTTGAAAGCGGCGATGTCCGGGCCTATAAAATCCGTTTTCCGAATGGCACGGTGGATGTGTTTCGTGGCTGGGTCAGCAGTATCGGTAAGGCCGTGACGGCGAAAGAAGTGATCACCCGCACGGTGAAAGTCACTAACGTGGGTAAACCTTCTGTAGCGGAAGAACGCAGCAAAATTACGCCGGTCACTGCGATTAAGGTAACGCCGACAGGTACGGTTGAAAAAGGGAAAACAACCACCCTGACGGTTTCTTTTGAGCCGAAAAGTGCAACCGACAAGACGTTCAGAGCGGTTTCCGCCGATCCGTCGAAAGCCACCATTAGTGTGAAAGATATGACAATTACGGTAAACGGCGTGGCGACAGGTAAGGTGCAGATCCCTGTGGTGAGCGGAAATGGTCAGTTCGCCGCAGTGGCTGAAGTCACCGTTACTGAAGCGGGCGCTGCAGGGTAAACGGAGGTAATACATGTTTCTGAAAACAGAACAATTTGAATATAACGGTGTATCCGTCACGCTTTCTGAGCTGTCTGCGCTGCAGCGTATTGAGCATCTTGCCCTCCTGAAACGGCGTGCAGAACAGGCAGAATCCTGCGGCAACCTGCAGGTAAGCGTGGAAGATCTCGTCAGAACCGGCGCGTTTCTGGTGGCGATGTCCCTGTGGCATAACCATCCACAGAAAACGCAGTCACCGTCAATGAATGAGGCCGTGATGAAGATAGAGCAGGAAGTGCTCACCACCTGGCCTGCAGATGCCATTGCCCGGGCGGAAGACGTGGTGTTGTGCCTGTCCGGGATGATCGAAGCTGTTCGTCCGGATACTGATATTACTGAAGTGGCGAAAAATAACACGCTGACTGATGATGATTTTTCTGCGGGAAAGTCTTCGACGGCGAGCTGAACTTTGCCCTCAGACTGGCGCGTGAGATGGGGAGACCCGACTGGCGCGCCATGCTTGCCGGGATGACATCCACCGAATATGCCGACTGGCACCGTTTTTACCGCACGCATTATTTTCAGGATACCCAGCTGGATATGCATTTTTCCGGGCTGACGTACGCTGTACTCAGCCTGTTTTTTTGCGATCCGGATATGCATCCCTCTGATTTCAGTCTGCTTGTCCCCCGGCATGAGGAAGAGCAGGTGGAGAGGCCGGATGAGGACAAAATGCTGATGCAGAAAGCGGCAGGACTTGCCGGAGGCGTCCGGTTCGGTGGGGACGGAGGGCGCGATATTTTATCGTCTGCGGATGTGGCGGATGTCATGGTGGATGATGCCGCATTAATGATGGCTTCAGCGGGGATTCCGGGAGGTGTGAGATATGTCCCAGCCGGTTGGTGATCTTGTTATTGACCTTAGTCTGGATGCTGTCCGTTTCGATGAGCAGATGAGCCGGGTAAGGCGTCATTTTTCAGGTCTGGATACCGACGCCAGAAAAACCGCCAGTGCTGTTGAACAGGGCCTGAGCCGCCAGGCGCTGGCTGCACAAAAAGCCGGGATTTCCGTCGGGCAGTATAAAGCGGCCATGCGAACCCTGCCCGCACAGTTTACGGATATCGCCACGCAGCTTGCCGGTGGTCAGAATCCCTGGCTCATCCTGCTGCAACAGGGCGGTCAGGTGAAGGACTCCTTCGGCGGGATGATCCCCATGTTCAGGGGGCTTGCCGGTGCGATCACCCTGCCGATGGTCGGGGTCACCTCGCTGGCGGTGGCGACAGGTGCGCTGGTGTACGCCTGGTACCAGGGAGATTCCACGCTTTCAGCGTTTAATAAAACTCTGGTTCTTTCCGGTAATCAGTCCGGACTGACTGCCGATCGTATGCTGACTCTCTCAAGAGCCGGGCAGGCAGCAGGGCTGACGTTTAACCAGGCGAGAGAGTCACTGGCAGCCCTGATGAATGCCGGTGTGCGTGGTGGTGAACAGTTTGATGCCATCAACCAGAGTGTCGCGCGTTTTGCGTCTGCATCCGGTGTGGAGGTGGATAAAGTCGCTGAAGCCTTCGGGAAGCTGACCACTGACCCGACGTCGGGACTGATGGCGATGGCGCGCCAGTTCCGTAACGTGACGGCAGAGCAGATTGCGTATGTTGCACAACTGCAGCGTTCCGGAGACGAGGCCGGGGCCTTACAGGCGGCGAACGATATCGCCACGAAAGGCTTTGATGAGCAGACCCGTCGCCTGAAAGAAAACATGGGAACACTGGAGACCTGGGCGGATAAAACAGGGAAGGCATTCAAATCGATGTGGGATGCCATTCTGGATATCGGTCGTCCGGAATCCTCAGCGGATATGCTCGCCAGTGCGCAGAAGGCATTTGATGAGGCGGATAAAAAATGGCAGTGGTACCAGAGCCGGAGCCAGCGCCGGGGTAAAACCTCCTCTTTTCGTGCGAACCTTCAGGGGGCATGGGATGACCGGGAAAATGCCCGTCTGGGTCTGGCAGCGGCCACGCTGCAGTCGGATATGGAAAAAGCCGGTGAACTGGCGGCAAGGGACCGGGCTGAGCGTGAGGCGTCACAGCTGAAGTATACCGGAGAGGCGCAGAAGGCGTATGAGCGCCTGCAGACGCCGCTGGATAAATATACCGCCCGTCAGAAAGAGCTGAATAAGGCCCTGAAAGACGGAAAAATCCTGCAGGCGGATTACAACACGCTGATGGCGTCGGCAAAAAAGGATTATGAATCGACGCTGAAAAAGCCGTCAGGTGTGAAGGTGTCTGCCGGTGAGCGCCAGGAAGACCGGGCGCATGCAGCCATGCTGGCGCTTGAAACCGAGCTCAGGACGCTGGAAAAACACAGCGGTGTGAATGAGAAAATCAGCCAGCAGCGCCGGGATTTATGGGAAGCGGAAAATCAGTATGTGATCCTGAAAGAGGCCGCCACGAAACGGCAGTTATCTGAGCAGGAAAAATCCCTGCTGGCCCATGAGAAAGAAACGCTGGAGTACAAACGCCAGCTGGCTGAGCTGGGCGACAAGATAGAACACCAGAAGCGGCTGAATGAGCTGGCACAGCAGGCGGCGCGGTTTGAACAGCAGCAGAGCGCGAAGCAGGCGGCAATCAGCGCAAAAGCCCGCGGCCTCACTGACCGTCAGGCGCAGCGGGAGTCGGAAGAGCAGCGCCTTCGTGAGGTGTACGGTGATAATCCGGCTGCGCTGGCGAAGGCCACATCGGCACTGAAGAACACCTGGTCTGCGGAGGAGCAGCTTCGTGGAAGCTGGATGGCCGGGATGAAGTCCGGCTGGGGCGAGTGGGCGGAAAGTGCGACGGACAGTTTTTCGCAGGTTAAAAACGCGGCCACGCAGACCTTTGACGGTATTGCACAGAATATGGCGGCGATGCTGACCGGCAGTGAGCAGAACTGGCGTGGTTTCACCCGTTCCGTGCTCTCCATGCTGACAGAGATTTTTCTGAAGCAGGCAATGGTGGGGATTGTCGGAAGTATCGGCAGCGCCATTGGCGGGGCTGTTGGTGGTGGCGCATCCGCGTCAGGCGGTACAGCCATTCAGGCTGCGGCGGCGAACTTCCATTTTGCGACCGGAGGATTTACGGGAACCGGCGGCAAATATGAGCCAGCGGGGATTGTTCACCGTGGTGAATTTGTCTTCACGAAGGAGGCAACCAGCCGGATTGGTGTCGGCAACCTGTATCGTCTGATGCGCGGGTATGCGGAAGGTGGTTATGTCGGCGGTGCCGGAAGTCCGGCGCAGATGCGGCGGGCCGAAGGTATTAATTTTAATCAGAACAATCACGTGGTGATTCAGAACGACGGTATCAACGGACAGGCGGGGTCGCAGCTGATGAAGGCGGTGTATGACATGGCCCGCAAGGGGGCACAGGATGAACTCCGGCTGCAGTTGCGTGATGGCGGTCTGTTATCAGGGAGCGGTCGATGAAAACCTTTCGCTGGAAAGTGAAGCCGGATATGGAGGTGAACTCGCAGCCATCGGTGCGTGAAGTGCGTTTTGGTGACGGGTACTCACAGCGTATGGCGGCAGGGCTGAATGCTGACCTGAAAACATACAGGGTGACGCTTTCCGTGACCCGGGAGGAGGCCCGGCATCTGGAAGCGTTCCTGGCAGAGCACGGTGGCTGGAAGGCATTTTTGTGGAAGCCACCCTATGCATACCGGCAGATAAAGGTGACCTGTGCCGGGTGGTCTGCGCGGGTCGGGATGTTGCGCGTTGAGTTCAGCGCGGAGTTTAAGCAGGTGGTGAACTGATGCAGGATATTCATGAAGAAAGCCTGAACGAGTCGGTTAAATCAGAGCAGTCACCGCGGGTGGTACTCTGGGAAATCGACCTGACGGTACAGGGCGGTGAGCGGTATTTTTTCTGTAATGAGCTGAATGAAAAAGGGGAGCCGGTCACCTGGCAGGGGCGTAAGTATGAGGCATACCCGATTGACGGCAGCGGCTTTGAGATGAACGGCCGGGGCAGCAGTGCCCGCCCGTCGCTGACGGTGTCCAATCTGTTTGGCCTTGTCACCGGGATGGCGGAGGACCTGCAGAGTCTGGTGGGGGCCACGGTGGTCCGCCGCCGGGTGTATGCCCGTTTTCTGGATGCGGTGAATTTCGTTGCGGGCAATCCGGAGGCGGACCCGGAGCAGGAGCTGAGTGACCGCTGGGTGGTGGAGCAGATGTCGCAGCTGACAGCCATGACGGCCTCGTTTGTGCTGGCTACACCGACCGAGACGGACGGGGCGCTGTTTCCCGGTCGCATCATGCTGGCGAACACCTGTATGTGGACCTACCGCTCTGATGAGTGTGGTTACACGGGCGGGGCAGTGGCGGATGAGTTCGATAAACCCACCACGGATATCCGTAAGGACAGATGCAGCAAGTGCATGCGCGGGTGTGAACTGCGCAGGAATGTCGGCAATTTTGGCGGTTTCCTTTCCATTAATAAACTTTCGCAGTAAATCCCGGTTTATGACACAGACTGAATCAGCGATTCTGGCGCATGCCCGGCGGTGTGCGCCTGCGGAGTCGTGCGGCTTCGTGATAAGCACGCCGGAGGGGGAGCGGTATATCCCTTGTGTGAATATTTCCGCAGAGCCGGAGGCGTATTTTCGTATCGCACCGGAAGACTGGCTGCGGGCAGAGATGCAGGGGGAGATTGTGGCGCTGGTCCACAGTCATCCCGGTGGGCTGCCCTGGCTGAGCGAGGCTGACCGGCGGCTGCAGATAAAAAGCGCACTGCCCTGGTGGCTGGTCTGCCGGGGTGACATTCACAAATTCCGCTGTGTGCCACATCTGACGGGACGGCGCTTTGAGCACGGGGTGACGGACTGTTACACGCTGTTCCGGGATGCTTATCATCTGGCGGGGACTGAGATGCCGGATTTTCATCGCGAGGATGACTGGTGGCGTCACGGTCAGAATCTCTATCTGGATAATCTGGAGGCCACAGGGCTGTATCAGGTGCCGTTGTCAGCGGCGCAGCCGGGCGATGTGCTGCTGTGCTGTTTTGGTTCATCGGTGCCGAATCATGCCGCCATTTACTGTGGTGACGGCGAGCTGCTGCACCATATTCCTGAACAACTGAGTAAACGGGAGAGGTATTCCGAAAAATGGCAACGACGAACGCATTCTGTCTGGCGTCACCGCCACTGGCACGCATCTGCCTTCACGGGGATTTGCAACGATTTGGCCGCCGCCTCAGCCTGTATGTGAACACGGCAGCGGAAGCCATCCGTGCCCTGTCGTTACAGGTGCCGGGCTTTCGCCGTCAGATGAACGAAGGCTGGTACCAGATACGTATTGCCGGTGATGACACGGCACCGGAGGCGGTGTACGCCCGTCTTCACGAACAGCTGGGTGAGGGAACGGTCATCCACATTGTGCCGCGACTGGCCGGAGCCGGAAAGGGCGGACTGCAGATTGTGCTGGGGGCGGCAGCCATCGTGGGCTCTTTCTTCACTGCCGGTGCCTCGATGGCGTTATGGGGTTCAGCCCTGGCAGCCGGTGGTTTTTCTGCCACCACGATGCTGTTTTCACTGGGGGCCAGCATGATACTGGGCGGTGTGGCCCAGATGCTGGCCCCGAAGGCAAAAACACCGGATTACCGCGTAACGGATAACGGCAGACAGAACACGTACTTTTCCTCGCTGGATAACATGATTGCCCAGGGGAACCCGATGCCGGTGCCTTACGGGGAAATGCTGGTTGGCTCCCGCCGTATATCCCAGGACATCAGCACCCGTGATGAAGGCGGGGGCGGAAAGGTCGTGGTTATCGGGCGGCAGGGGTAAAAAGAATAAAAAAATCCCGCAGTGATCGCGGACAGGAACTGCGGGAGAGTTACGAAGATTAAGTGTAAGGAATTATTCTTATATCACGACAAAAAAATTAACGCAGAGAAATTATACGCGCCACAGTCAGTTTGTGAAAATGTGAAGATATTCAGAATTTTTATGCCATTACCGGTTTTAACCAACAGGATTATCGGTGGGCATGAAAGAAAACCCCGGTATCTGCTGATACCGGGGTTTCTCTTTAGCATGGCAGAAATGTGTTTCATGCTTTTCGGGCGAAGGATATCCGACTTCTGTACGGAATGGCAAGTGGCGGTTAATTTATTCAGGGGAAGGCTGTATGGGAAAAGGTGGCGGCAAGGCGCACACACCTCGTGAGGCGAAGGATAATCTCAAATCCACGCAGATGATGAGTGTGATTGATGCGATTGGTGAGGGACCGATAGAAGGTCCGGTGAAGGGACTGCAGAGTATTCTGGTGAACAAAACCCCGCTGACGGACACGGACGGTAATCCCGTGATACACGGTGTGACGGCGGTCTGGCGTGCCGGGGAGCAGGAGCAGACACCACCGGAAGGCTTTGAGTCCTCCGGAGCTGAAACCGGACTGGGCGTGGAAGTGACGAAGGCAAAACCGGTGACGCGCACCATTACGTCCGCGAACATTGACCGCCTGCGGGTTACCTTCGGGGTGCAGTCACTGGTGCAGACCACGTCAAAGGGCGACCGTAATCCTTCCTCTGTCCGGATTCTGATTCAGTTACAGCGTAATGGCCGCTGGGTGACGGAAAAGGATGTCACCATTAACGGCAAGACCACCTCGCAGTTCCTGGCCTCGGTGATTCTGGATAATCTGCCTCCCCGGCCCTTTAACATCCGGATGGTCAGGGAGACGGCGGACAGCACCACGGACCAGCTGCAGAATAAGACGCTGTGGTCGTCATACACCGAAATCATCGATGTGAAACAGTGCTACCCGAACACGGCCATTGTGGGGCTGCAGGTGGATGCGGAGCAGTTCGGCGGCCAGCAGATGACGGTGAACTACCATATCCGCGGTCGCATCATCCAGGTGCCGTCAAACTATGACCCGGAAAAACGCACGTACAGTGGTATCTGGGACGGCAGCCTGAAACCGGCATACAGCAACAACCCGGCCTGGTGTCTGTGGGACATGCTGACTCACCCGCGCTACGGCATGGGAAAACGTCTGGGGGCGGCGGATGTGGACAAGTGGGCGCTGTATGCCATCGGGCAGTACTGCGACCAGACGGTCCCGGATGGTTTCGGGGGGACCGAGCCGCGGATGACCTTTAATGCGTACCTGGCACAACAGCGTAAGGCGTGGGACGTTCTCAGTGATTTCTGCTCTGCGATGCGCTGTATGCCGGTATGGAACGGCCAGACGCTGACGTTCGTTCAGGACCGTCCGTCGGATGTGGTGTGGCCGTACACCAACAGCGATGTGGTGGTGGATGATAACGGCGTGGGTTTCCGCTACAGCTTCAGTGCCCTGAAGGACCGGCACACGGCGGTGGAGGTGAATTACACCGACCCGCAGAACGGCTGGCAGACCTCCACGGAACTGGTGGAAGACCCGGAAGCCATACTGCGCTACGGACGCAACCTGCTGAAGATGGACGCGTTCGGCTGTACCAGCCGCGGTCAGGCCCACCGTGCCGGGCTGTGGGTGATAAAGACCGAACTGCTGGAAACGCAGACGGTGGATTTCACGCTCGGGTCACAGGGGCTGCGTCACACACCCGGTGACATCATTGAAATCTGTGATAACGACTATGCCGGGACCATGACCGGCGGACGTGTCCTGTCCATCGATGCCGCCAGCCGCACCCTGACGCTGGACCGGGAGGTGACACTGCCGGAGACCGGCACGGCCACTGTTAATCTGATTAACGGCAGCGGTAAGCCGGCGAGCGTGGCCATTACCGCACACCCCGCGCCGGACCGGATACAGGTCAGTACCCTGCCTGATGGTGTGGAGACATACGGGGTGTGGGGACTCTCCCTGCCGTCACTGCGTCGTCGCCTGTTTCGCTGTGTCTCCGTCCGGGAAAACACGGACGGCACCTTTGCCATCACGGCGGTGCAGCACGTACCGGAAAAAGAAGCCATTGTGGATAACGGGGCCAGCTTTGAGCCGCAGTCAGGCAGCCTGAACAGCGTTATCCCACCGGCAGTGCAGCACCTGACGGTGGAGGTGAGTGCAGCTGACGGTCAGTATCTGGCACAGGCGAAATGGGACACGCCGCGGGTGGTGAAGGGTGTGCGCTTCAGTCTGCGTCTGACCAGCGGAAGCGGAGAAGACAGCCGTCTGGTGAGCACCGCCATCACCGCAGACACGGAGCACCGTTTCAGTGGTCTGCCGCTGGGGGAATACACCCTGACGGTGCGGGCCATTAACAGCTACGGCCAGCAGGGCGAACCTGCGACCACCACCTTCCGGATTAACGCGCCTGCAAAACCCGCCACCATTGAGCTGACGCCGGGGTATTTTCAGATAACGGCGGTACCGGTGCTGGCGGTGTATGACCCGACGGTGCAGTTTGAATTCTGGTTCTCAGAAAAACGCATCACGAACACAGCGCAGGTGGAAAAATCTGCCCGTTATCTGGGGACCGGCAGTCAGTGGACTGTCCAGGGGAGCCGGATTAAGCCGGGGACGGATTTCTGGTTTTACGTGCGAAGCGTCAACCTGGTGGGAAAATCTGCTTTTGTGGAAGCCAGCGGGCAGCCCAGCAATGATGGTGAAGGGTATCTGGAAATTTTCCGGGGGCTGATAGATGAGACGCTTCTGGGCCAGGCACTGAAAGAGCGCATTGATGCTTCAGCGCTGCGTACGGAGGTCACGCAACTGGAAGAAGATATCCGTCAGCGGATGGACACGGATATCGCAGAAGTGACCCGGAAAATCGGGAAGGCGGAAAACAGCCTCACGCAGCTGGTTGCGAAAAAGAATGAGGACCAGACACTGGCCATCGCGCAGGTGAGCCAGAAAGTGGACCGGGTGAGCAGTGAAATCTCACAGACTGTCAGCCAGGGGCAGTCAGAAAACGCCCGACAGATAGCACAGGTCCGCCAGTACGTGGATAAAAAAGGGAGTGAAATTACCTCGACCACGGATAAAAAGCTGGGTGACCAGGCCGTGACCATACAGCAAATCCAGCGGGTTCAGTCAGACACGCGCAATGAGCTGAATGCCATGTATATGCTGAAGGTGCAGAAAACAAAAAACGGTATTCCCTATGTGGCCGGGATTGGCGCGGGGATTGAGGATGTTGATGGTCAGACCCTGAGTAACATTCTGCTGCAGGCCGATCGCATTGCGATGATTACCCCGGAGAACGGCAACACCACGCCGCTGTTTGTGGCGCAGGGGAATCAGCTGTTCATGAACGACGTGTTCCTGAAGCGACTGTTTGCGGTGAGCATCACGTCATCCGGCAATCCTCCGACGTTTTCCCTGACGCCGGATGGCAGGCTGACAGCCCGCAATGCGGATATCAGTGGAGCCATCACGGCGAATACCGGCACGCTCAATAATGTCACCATTAACAAGAACTGTGTCATCAGAGGGAAACTGTCTGCAAACCAGATTGAAGGCGATCTCGTTAAAACAGTGGGTAAGGCTTTCCCTCGTGACTCCCGTGCACCGAAGCGTTGGCCATCAGGAACCATTACCGTCAGGGTTTATGACGATCAGCCGTTTAACCGGCAGATTGTTATTCCGGCGGTGGCTTTCAGCGGTGCCAGACATGAGCGGGAGAACAGCGATACTTATTCGTCATGCCGCCTGATAGTGAAGAAAAACGGTGCTGAAATTTATAACCGTACCGCGATGGATAATACGCTGGTTTACAGTGGTGTTATTGATATGCCTGCTGGTCGCGGCGACATGACGCTGGAGTTTTCTGTATCAGCATGGTGGGTAAATGGCTGGTATCCCACAGCAAGTATCAGCGATTTGCTGGTTGTTGTGATGAAGAAAGCCACTGCAGGCATCACGATTAGCTGAATTTTATAACCCATATACGGGCGCCAGAAATGGCGCCTTTTTTATTGCAGAAAAGCGAGAGGTAATTATGCGTAAATTATGTGCAGCCATTTTGTCCGCAGCCATCTGTCTGTCCGTATCCGGTGCGCCTGCATGGGCGTCTGAACATCAGTCCACACTGAGCGCGGGGTATCTTCATGCCCGTACGAACGCTCCCGGCAGCGATAATCTGAACGGGATTAACGTGAAATACCGTTATGAGTTTACGGACGCGCTGGGGCTGATTACGTCCTTCAGTTATGCCAATGCTGAGGATGAGCAAAAAACGCACTACAGCGATACCCGCTGGCATGAAGATTCCGTGCGTAACCGCTGGTTCAGCGTGATGGCGGGGCCGTCTGTACGCGTGAATGAATGGTTCAGCGCGTATGCGATGGTGGGTGTGGCTTACAGCCGTGTGTCGACTTTCTCCGGGGATTATCTCCGCGTAACTGACAACAAGGGGAAAACGCACGATGTGCTGACCGGAAGTGATGACGGTCGCCACAGCAACACGTCTCTGGCGTGGGGGGCTGGCGTGCAGTTTAACCCGACCGAATCCGTGGCCATTGATATTGCTTATGAAGGCTCCGGTAGTGGTGACTGGCGCACTGACGGTTTCATCGTGGGTGTCGGTTATAAGTTCTGATTAGCCAGGTAACACAGTGTTATGACAGCCCGCCGGTTCAGGCGGGCTTTTTTGTGGAGTGGATATGGCAGCAGTAAAAATCTCAGGTGTGCTGAAAGATGGTGCGGGAAAACCAATACAGAACTGCACTATTCAACTGAAGGCAAAGCGTAACAGCACCACGGTACTGGTGAACACGGTGGCCTCTGAAAATCCGGATGAAGCCGGGCGTTACAGCATGGATGTTGAGTATGGCCAGTACAGCGTCACCCTGCTGGTTGAAGGTTTTCCACCTTCACATGCCGGGACCATTACCGTCTATGAAGGTTCCAGACCAGGTACGCTGAATGATTTTCTCGGTGCCATGACGGAGGATGATGTTCGTCCGGAGGCACTGCGCCGTTTTGAGCTGATGGTGAATGAAGTGGCACGTCATGCCGGAGCGTCATCACAGAGTGCAGCGGCGGCAAAGAAATCCGAAACGGCAGCGACATCATCGAAGAACGCGGCGAAAACCTCAGAAACGAATGCAGCTAACAGCGCACAGGTGGCAGCGGCCTCGCAGACTGCATCGGCAAACTCCGCGACAGCAGCCAAAAAATCAGAAACCAGCGCGAAAAATAGCGAGACAGCCACAAAGGCCAGCGAAAAAAACGCAAAATCCAGCCAGACGGCAGCGAAAACCAGTGAGACGAATGCCAAAGACAGTGAAGCCAACGCAAAGGTGAGCGAAACAGCGGCGGCGAACTCGGCGAAAGCATCGGCAGCAAGCCAGACGGCAGCAAAAGCAAGTGAAGATGCTGCCAGAGAATACGCAAACCAGACAGCAGAGCCGTACAGATATGTTTTACAGCCGCTGCCGGATGTGTGGATACCCTTTAATGATTCGCTGGATATGATTACGGGCTATTCTCCGGGTTATAAAAAAGTGAAGATTGGTGATAATGTGGTTCAGGTTGCCAGTGATAAACAGGTTAATTTCAGTCGCGCATCAACGGCAACATATATCAACAAATCTGGCGAACTGAAAACGGCGGAAATTAATGAGCCACGATTTGAGTGTGATGGCCTGCTTATTGAGGGGCAAAGAACGAACTTCTTCCCGAACAGTACAGACCCTTCGAAGTGGAATAAGTCAACTTCACTGGACGTTACAGAAACAGGCACAGATAGTTTCGGGTTTAATTATGGCCGGTTTGTCGTACAGGATTCGATTGTTGGTACAAGTAAAGCGCATACCATTATCGGACTGTATTCGAGTACCGGAGGGGTTGATACTTCAGGGGACGAAAAGCATGTAACTATATCCTGTCGGGTAAAAAGTGAAGTTGATAATATCGCCGTTCGTATTTTATTTGAACATTATGATGGGGAGGTAAGGACATCAATAGGAGCAGCAAACCTGAACCTTACCACCCGCATAATTAGCAAGACAGGTCAGACAAGCCGTGTTACAGCAAGGTCTGTTAAGGATGATGCAACTGGCTGGATATTTTTTGAGGCTACATTAAAAGCAGATACAACAGAAAATACGGTTGGTGGTTTTGTCCAGTATTCTCCGGATACAGGGCAGATGGTTGCATCAGGGGATTATCTCGATGTAACCACTCCACAGATTGAGGCTGGTACAGGCGCATCATCTTTTATTGTTACGGGGACGGCACCGGTAACGCGGGCAAGCGATATGGTTACAGTTCCGATTAAGAATAATCTTTATAATCTTCCTTTTACGGTTCTTTGTGAGGTACATAAGAACTGGTATAAAACGCCAAATGCAGCACCGCGTGTTTTTGACACATACCGGCATCAGGCAGATGCGGGGATCGTAATGGGGTTTGGTTCATCAGGTGGGTACGACGGTTTTCCGTATTGTGATATAGGTGGTTCAAACCGACGAATAAATGAAAATGCCGGGCTGGAAAAAATGCTTATTGGTATGCGGGTAAAGTCCGAACGGTCCACATGTGTAGTCAGTAACGGTAAGTTAAGCAGCGAAACTAAAACCAAATGGGAATATATCCGGAGTACAGCAACCATTCGCATTGGTGGACAAACTACAGCAGGATTACGCCATTTATTTGGGCATGTGAGGAATTTTCGTCTCTGGCATAAAGAGCTAACAGATGCGCAGCTTGGGGAGGTTGTGGAGTGAGAGATTTCACGTTGCGTTTCAGTGATAAAGCAGATTTCAGGGCATTTCTCAGGAAACTTAACTGGGAAGAGGACGAAGAGCTGCAGAATGCCGTTCTGGTTGATGAGATTGGTTTTACGTTCAGTGAGTCAGGTGTTTCTGCTGACGGGGAGCCTGAATACACGCGAGACGAAGGGTACTTTGTTAATATTCGTCTTCTTGACGATGGCTTTGATGAATCCGTGTTCCGTGAGTGGGTGGTTACACCAGAGCGCCCGCTCAGGGAGTGGTTTTAAGGATAGCAGATGGATATCACGTCGATACTTCATGCGCTTTGTGCCGTAGCGGTGCAGGTACTGGCTGGTCTTTTTACCGGAAACTGGGCTTACGGGGCGATAGCCGGTTGTACGTTCTTCATTGCGCGTGAACACACCCAGGCAGAATATCGCTGGATTGAAATGTTCGGGCATGGCAAGCGAATGAATATGCCGTGGTGGGGCGGTTTTGATCCTCGTGCATGGGATGTAGCAAGCCTGATGGATTTTGCTGTGCCGGTGGTGGCGTGTCTGCTGATCTGGATGTTGATCCGTTAAATATAAAAAGTAAAAAGCCGCAGTAACTTGTCATGACAGGATACTGCGGCTGGCTGGTTAACTTTCGATAGTGCGAGTATTGAATGATTTCCAGCTGTTACTGATTTTATATAACTGCAGTGGAATTATTCAACACACAGGCAAAACGGAATAAGCTGAGAAAAAAAGCGTGCTTTCCCAATCTGGGGTAAATCACATCTGAATGACACCTGAAAACAGATGGTGGCCTCAAGAAGGCTTGGAATATTCTTCTTTAATGTTATGTAATTTATTGATTTTTCGTGTACGATTTTAAGACATTTATTCCAAGAAAAATTTTTAACTCTTTGATTTTTCGACTCTGTATCATCGGTCTCGAAAACCGGAGTGGGGGCAACTCCACCGGGGGTTCAAATCCCCCTCTCTCCGCCAATCATTCAACAAAATCAATCACTTACAAATAATTTTTGATTTTGTCATGCATAAATCCCTGCATTAAAATTCCTTTCTCTCGCTCAATTTTTCTTACTACTGATGCTGTTTTTTACCATTTTGCCGCGCGTCGGGCATCCACTTTTATGCTCTCGAGTTCACACTCTTAACAACAACTTAGCCATTCCCCCGTCTCTGATGACAAAACAGTTGAACTTCAATTGTTCCAAACGGATCCTGTGAAGATATATCAAAGGAAATGGATTGTTGGAGGATGGATGAAAAGAAGTGAAATCAGGAAAGCACTGGAAGCATGGTTTGATGTGGAACGCTATGAGGCGATAGAGAAACTCACCTTACAGCAGTTTTATGTTGAGGTTGAGCGGCGTATCTTGGCTTACAGAATGTTGTTGAGCCGGAACACCATACCTACCTTTAACCGATTAATGCTGGATGATTACCGCAACAAGATCCTCAGCGGTGAAATCTTTTTCAGTGGTGATACCGCTACCCTTGGACATGAGCTTGCCAGAACCTACGCGGTAAATCCTACGACACGAAGCCACGCGCAATTTTATGCGAAAACGCTGGCATTAACCGAAGCCACGCCTGAGCTTTCCGCGTTAAGCGAATCCGAATTTCTGTCCGAGTATCTAAAAGAAACATCCCTTAATAATCTTTCACGCATTACTGTCGATATTCATCTGGAAGAGGCATCAACTGAAGAAATCATTGAACATCTGAAAGTGCTGATCCCTCAATGGAAGAGACAGCTTAAGATGAAGTCTCCAGCGCCAAGAGAGTATCGTTTCGGCAAAAGCACATTCAGAAAAATCATTGAATATCGTCTTATCCCGATGATGGACCTGATCTTCTGGGGAGAAGATAACGGCATTAAAATCCCGCTTTCACTGATTTCTTCGCTGCTTCACGAGGACAGCGACAACGATCGTGATGAAGGAATGCTAAAGGCAACGGACTACCCGTTAGCAATGGCTTTTCTGACGGATGCGAGCTATCTGAAATCGCTTGAAGATTACATGATGGAAAACAACCACTTGAAAGACTCCCCTGTTGAAAAGCATGTAGAAGACGACAGGAATAAGAAAAAATAAGCCAAGTAAAAGGGTTACGTTCGCTCCGAGCGAACGTGATCTCATCCAGTGTTAACCGTTATCTTTCCATCCGTGCCCCTTCGAATTTTTCAAAAAAAACTTCTTTGAACGTCCCTAAATTACCATAAGCAAAATCGCTATCATTGTTCACGTCGAAACAACATAGAGAAAAGCGAAATCTCATAGAGATTACTTACAATAATAGAGGACAGACAATGAAAGAAAATATTGAAACCAGCGTAAAACGATTTATCCGCGTTCCTGATGTTTTAAATCGAGTGGGATTCAGTCGCACGACCTTATATGAACGTATTAAGGAAGGAAACTTTCCAGACAGAGTAAAAATAGGTCCGAGGTGTGTCGCTTTTGTTGAAAGTGAGATTGATGAATGGATTGAAGCGGCTATTCGAAACTCACGCCAGAACGCAGCATAAAAACAGAAACAAGATCTCGTGTCGAACAGATAACTGTTCTCACATGGCATCCTATTATCCTAAGCAATAATGGAGAAAAATATGAAGATAGAGCTTATTACGACAAAACAGTTTATTGAACAAGCCGAATGTTATTTCAGGAGCTATATGGACGGATTGCGGAGGAATGCACCAGATGATTTTTATTATTTTCTCAACAATAAATACAATATGAATGACATTATGGAAAGTATCATTAAAAAAACGAGATATCATTTTTACGATGACACAGAAGAAGACCAAAGTAATCGGATTTATGGAGAAGTAAGCCACTGTAAGGTAAAACAACACCTTCGTCAGCTTTGGATTATCTATAAGTGTGTATACCACTAATATTTATACAAATATTTTGCTATTCCAATATTAAACTAAAGAGGAAATAAAAATGAATACATTTAAAAATAAAAATACTGAAATCTTTTATGTTGTGTCCTTGCATGTCTACGCTGAGATTTTTAACTCAAAGGATAAAACGACCAGCAATATGATTATAACGCATGTAATGGATCATGAGTTTGTTTGTAAGCTAATCGATTTGGCGATGAGAAATGCTGAGAAGCATCTTCTGAAAAAAGCATGGAAAAAGAACGCGGCTGAAAAACTATCTGAGGTGGATTTTAAAGAGGTTAGGCAGGCATTAGCCAAAATGCACTACACTGTTCTGGCGGAATCAATATGCTGATATATTCTGATGTCTATCGGCCCCTTCTTGGGGCTGATAACAAATCTTATTTGTCTGTCCAAGGAGCAAAAAAATGATTGATGAATTTCATGTGATGTATATGTATAAAAAAATCCAAGCGGAAGCCGCAACTACTGACATCAAAACACTTGAACAGCTTTTGAAAAAGTTCAGGAGCGTGGTCAACGAACGTCGTGAAGAATACTATCAGGAGATTGGTGAGAAAAAAGCTCATAAGTTGAAAATGAAAAGATTACAAAGAATGCTTAAGAAAATGGCATGTGACCGGGTTTCGCCAGAAGATCTAAAGGAATGACTATTTGAGTTATTTTTGACTTACATACATGGAATTGATAATCATTATTGTCTATTGTGCTTCTTTATCAATAGATAGATGAGTAAAGGTGGATCTGGAGGGAACCGTATGGGCTTTGAAGCTAAAAAGAAACACGCTATTGCCATCATGGAAAGCAAGAGGATGTGGCGAAGTAATTATGCCCCTCCTTTGCTACACCTCGCATGGAAAGCTGGACTCAAGATACCACCGCTACCTTTTGCCTCATTCTGGCAAATCACTTTGTTGATGGGTGGATGGTTTGGTCCGGCATGGGGGATCTGTATGTGGTTTTTTACTTGGAAGGATACAGGGATACAACTGGGCACTGCATTTGCCTCAAGCGTCGTCGCAGGTATTTGTTTTGGTGTTCTTATGGCTGCGTATCATTGGTGGCGAAAGGTCGTTAACAACCTGCCAGACTGGGATAGTCTTGGATGAATAATCGGATATTTTCCGGGCCTGTTATCTTGAGAACAGTGAAGCCCGGATATGCTGTAGCGGTTAGATAGCAAAGTCTTCCAGTGTCTTACCAGCTTCGATAGCAGCGGCGATTGCTTTAGGAGTACGGCCCTGACCCGTCCAAGTCTGCTCATTACCGTTTTCATCTGTATATTTGTATTTAGCAGGACGAGGAGCACGAGTTGATTTGGTTTTAGGCTGGGATGAACCAACTGAAGCGAGTAGTTCTGTAGGATCGATACCGTCTTCTAACAATTTCTGGCGGAAGGCTTCCAGTTTAGCCTGACGTTCTTCTTGTTCTTTACGGGCTGAATTTTCTTCCTCACGGCGATCTTCAACGATTGTGGTGAGTTTTTCCAGCATCTCTTCCAGAGTTGCCAGATCTGTTTCACGAGCCTGTGCGCGAAGTGTACGAATATTGTTCAGTGCCTTAAGAGCTTCACTCATAGTATGTCATCCGGTGTTTTAAAATAGGCGATTAATAAAAATAATGCTTACGGTGCTGTTGGAAAAATCAAAAAAAAACAGTCAGTAAATAATATAGTAAACATTATTGCATAAGCAATCTAATACATCACATTTCACACGAATAGCATAGAGTCGTTTTAAAGAGACATTTTCCTGCGCTTTTGGTTTGATGGTTCGAACTCTGACGAGATACGAGATAGTTGCTCAAGACTCTGTTCAATTGAACGTTGGAACTCAACAGCGGCTTCTGTACGTTGTTTTATGACCAAGGCTACTATTTCTTCATCGCTCTTTTCTGAAATGGCCTTACGGTATAACACGCGTTCGTTAAATAAATCGAGATTACCAGTTGATCTTGCTGATGTGTTAGCTTTTGAACTGCTGATGGGATTTAACTCGTCAATAAAGTATTCAATAAGAGATTCTCTCTTTTTTTCCAACCTGCGAACTTCGGTATGGGCAGATTTAAATTTTTGCGCCTTAACCAATGGAATATCATCAGAACGCAGTTTACGATATTCATTTCTGTATTCTTCTATTGGAATGTGATTTTTTAGTTCTTTAACTGTATTTACATATTCGATTAAATCACTGTTGTCTGTTTTTACTTTTCTCATATAAAACCTCGTGGATAAAATAGTGGATATATTTATATTACGAGATATGGTGTAAGTGTCAAATTAACCGTTTGCAGCAATGTTTATTTCTGTTGATTTGTCTCGCCAATGTTTTTTTGTTGTTTATTATGGCCATGCTTAATACATTAATAATGTTGTAAGAGACAAATGACATGGTGTATCATCAGGCTCGGGACGATGAAATAAAACTGAAGGTAGGAAAGATGGATTCTATAGATAAAAGGTTTCTTGATTTTATTCGATCTAAGAAAAATAATATAGTATTGGACGATATGAAGGATGATTTCAAAAAAGACGATGGCTCTAGTTCGAAAATGGCAGATTATTTGTTATTTAATAACGATGTTATTTTAGAGCAAAAATTACTCACAAATGACAGAACTGATTTAATAAATGAAAAAATTAATGAGCTAGCTAAGACTGATGAATGGCTTAAAAGAAGTTGGTTCGGTAGGGTTCATATTGAGGAATTGATTCAAAAACACCCCGACTCAGATGCTTTCAGAAAAAAGATAATGGATTATGCTTATAGAAATATAAAAGATCTTGTAGCAACCTCCAATAGCCAGATTAGAGCAACAAAGGAATCTTTAAATATTCCTAGAGCAGTCGGTGGACTTGTTATTCTTAATGAATCGATAATGCCTTATGAATCTGAATATGTAATGGCAGAACTTAATTTTCTTGTTGAAAATCCACATTATGAACATGTTGATTTTGTTCTCTATATATCAGAACTACGTAGATCAACACATAATATGATTGATATGTCAGCAATGATAAAAAGCAGCTCTCCAAGATATGAGTTTGTAAACTGGTATATAAAAAACGTTTTCTCATTCGATTTCGCTTCATTTTTTAATCACCCTATACAATTTTTATAGTAGGGGGGGAGTTTGTTAAAATGCATTGGCTTTATGGAGTTATCATTCAGATAGGAGTTGCTTGAGAAAATCTCTTTCTTGAAACTACTGTGTTTTGCCTTGGCAATTAATTTTGTTCTCTTTAGTTTTAGTTTTTTTGTCCTTCAAGTAATAAGATTTCATGAAAGTTAAACGATCACCATTAAACATATAGTCTGGATTAATAAAATAATAGTTCTGTATCATGGTCTCAGCAATAAATTTCTTGTCAGCAAGTTCTTTCATACCTTTGAAATAAGTGGTTCTTGATATTTTCACGATATCTTGATCAACAATATCGAATGACATTAATATCGTATCTGTATCTTTATTATCTCTGATAGCAAGATACAGTATCTTGAATACTTTCTTACCGGATGAGGATAAACCATCAATAGCTGATACGCCATCCACATAAAGCTTCACGAACTGTGTCTTGTCTACTTCCATAGACTGAAAGAAACCACCATTACCAACTTGTTCTCCCGTACTCTCATTAACTAATGCTAATCGATCTTTTCCTGTAGTAATACGTCTGACGCCAGTTTTTGTATGTAGACTTGTATCATTAAGAAATGGGTTTTTAGTATGACGTGGGAGACCTCTTCTTGATTTCTTTACTTCAGTTTGTATCTTATTTTCTATCATGGTATTTACTCCTTTATTTTTTTAGTTATACATTTAAGTAGATACTATATTTTGTGTGCAAGTCAATACTTAAAGTTTATATTTTTTAAAATAACTAACACTTGATGTTTTTACGTATAAAAATTGTAGTGCTACAGAATATATACAATAACACTTTATTATTTTTATTTGAGAATAGTTATCAACTTAAGTGCCGGGATTCGGGACTTTAACTCCCAAGAGTGCGTACTTTGTTTTAAGCTATAGCTGGCTTGAGAGCATTTTTCTTCTTCATTATTCAAATAGCGAAGCTTTGGATGACATTTTAAAGAATGTAATATTGAAAATAGTTCTTCTCTTTAGTTGATTGGTGCCTTATCAAAATGGCACCAGTGGTGTTATCTGTGTTATTTTTCCTACTATGTTATTACAGCGAAGTGATTGTTTTCTACAATCATGAACCGCTGCTACTATCGGGACTGCTTGATTAATTTTACTTTAACTTTATATGCGTCTACGACGCGATCTTTTTTGGATAAATCCAATATTAACAGGGGCAAGCCCTGTTCAGCAGAGTGATTGTTCGCAACAATCACGAAGCGCTGCTACCAAGGATGTAGTTTTCCTATACGTTTAAGAGAAAATGCTATATGTCTAAAGGGAAAAACTATGTTTAAACATAGGATCTAAATTCAGCATCATGAGGAAAAGAGATCAAACAATGATCGAGTGCTTTTCTTTTTATTTAACAGACAGGAGATGAATAAAATAAAAATGTCAGCGTCAGGGCGTAGCCGTGCGTCAGCACAGAGATAAAGATTTTTTCAAAAAGTAGTTTAAAAATAAGAGGGAAAATCATGGTTAAAAAATAAATAAATTTGATTTTCACGATCGCGATGTTGTATTAAATAGTAATAAAAAAGTAAAAAATAAAATGAAAAATATTAAAATGATAACACTCTTTCATCCCTATGAGAAAACACCATTTATGATCTGTATTGTAAACAAAGTAGAAGATACCGAACATGGAATAAAACTCACTCATTGAAAATGACAATGATATTTATGTCAATAATTATAGCCATTATCTGTTATCGGAGTCTGTAAGTCGTTGCGATAAAGATAGGTTGAAAAATACTTATATTCGCTTGGTTTCAGAACTCACACAAATGAGTGAAGAAACTATAAAATCACAGATGTTATAATCTGAGTTATCAGTTTCAGATATTGTGATGTTATCCATAAGGTCAATGCTTTTGGGTTGAATATATATCCAGAGCTATCAACGAACATGGGTCAGGTTAAAGTCGAATGCGGTAAGTGGCAGTGTTCTGGTAAAATGCGTTGTCTGATAGCGTCAGGAGGCGATGAGCGATGGAAGGTAAATTAATTTTTTGTTCCGATGCAATACTGCGGTTTCAGTCCGATTACGATGAAACCTCGGCGGTTCCATTGCTATCCATCCAGAACACGATAGCCAATACCGATCCCTTCTTTCTTCTTCGCTTCTTCCACCATACTGTTCTGATTGAAGAAGGAACATCGCTGGCAAGTATCTTTCTGGCAATAGAACCGTGGAAGGCACTGTTAGCAGCTTATCTGGACAGAGATGTTGGTGCTTATATAGATGAGGTAAGAAAACCGTCCGGGCCAACGACATGGGATATTGAATGGATTGGGATTGACCGTCGTAGCTCGGTTTATCGCGCTTACAAGCGTCAGGATATGGAAGAAGGGGAAGATTTTTCGACCTATTTTAATCGTGAGCGGTTCCCGACTGATGAGTTTGACATAGAAAGTAGCTGCGATGCTTCAGGTTTCATTAAAGGTGATAAAGAACGCTGGAGTATCAGCGGTGATGTTCACGAAATTAAAAATCTTCCTGTAATCCTCTATAGCAAACAGGCGTTGATGACGTCGGCAAAGGACGGCCTGTTGAAGAAGAATGTATCAGGGGTGAAGAGTTCCAAGCATGGCTGCTTTGTTTATGGCGATACCTCGTTTTCTTTCAGTGAGGTAATGGAAGCTATCTTCATCAGTGGGCTGTTCTTCTATGCGCCAATAGACGCCGCCAGTAGTCTTGATGAACTGAAAGTGAGTTTGGCTGGGCTGGAAGAAGAACTGGCCGAAGTACCAAAAGTGGATTCGAATGGCAATGAAACAGATAAAGAACCTACTATAGTCGTAGCCGAAGGTGCTTTTGATTCGGTCGCTGCTCACATGGAAACAGAAGCTGAGGAGTGGCAATCTATTAAGAACCTGTGCCAACGAGAAGGTGAGCTGCCCATACGTATTGGTGGTATTAAAATGGCTGAGCCACCAGAGTTTCATTTTTAGTTTAAAAGCAACAATCTACCACTTAATGATTACGAAGCTATAAGTTGAAGGATGATTCACATGCCACACAAGAAAGTAGCATTACAGCTCATTGAAGAAACACTTAAAGAACTCGAGTCACCAAAAGGTTCTTTGTTATCGGCTATACAAAAACTACAGCGGACTTCGGATATCATCAATGATGATGATAAAAAGATATGGTGTGCTATTCAATTAGGTGATACTAAATATACAAAGCCAATAACTGAATTGCTTAAGTTTGTTATTGAGGCTGAAAATACAAAAAATAAATCTTTCCAAGAAAATTTAGACAAACGAATACAAGAACTTGCCAAATTAGGAGTTAAGGCTAATATACATTATTCAGATGAAGAACTCACATTAAAAAATATTGAAAGTGGTGGTGGATATAATAACATTGGGTTTATTGAAGAGAAATATGCCGATCTTGTAAGAAAAAAACAAGGCAATGACGGAACGTATTATAAGAATAGTTTAAATCAACATATCAATTATGTTAGAAAAAAAGCACATGAATTAGCATCGCAAATATATAATCAACTAAAATTTTCAGGTACTGTCAGCAACTGTTTTGATGTATTGAAAAATGCTGTTGATGATAAATTATTAGATCTAAATCCAGTGATCGCAGAACAACTAATGTTGGCATTTAAAGCTATTTCTTCAGATAAAGAAGAAGAATGGTCTCAAGCTTTAACTACATGTCGTAGGCTTCTAGAAGGGTTGGCTGATGAACTTTATCCGGCATCGAAGGAAAAATTTAATGGTCGGGCCGTTGGGCAAGGTCAATACGTAAACCGCCTTTGGGCATTTATGGATGGGGCTATTCAGTCTGATAGTAATAAAGACCTTGCCAAAGCACATATAGATTTTCTCGGATCATGGTTAGATAAAGTTAATAAGTTAACAAATAAAGGTGTTCATGCCGAGTTAGATCGGATTGAAGCTGTAAAGTCAGTATTTCACACGTATTTAGTAGTGGCGGATTTGCTTGAGTATATGTCAAATACCAAAACCTCTGTATCTAAGCCTGATATCAATAAAGCTACTTTAGATGAACTGGAAGCATTGTTAAATATAAATAGAACAGTCGCTAAAGAAATTGTTAAAGCACGAGTTCGTGAAGGCAAGCTTGATCTGGATATTTTAAAAAACATAAAAGGTATAGGTGCTAAGACGCTTAGTAATATACAAGAAGTGTTTGTTATGTAA